GACTTCGCAGGATTGTACAATGTGATGACGGTAAATTCACGTATGGACGAGGACAGACGAATGAAGGCTGCGGCTGACCAGGCAAAACAGATCAAACTCAGCGACGAATACGTCAAGACCATAGAAACCCTAAGAAGAAGAATTAACGAAACTTCCATTGAATTTAAAAACTTCCTTGTTTCATCAGGACTGCTAAACGGATTCATGCAGGCATTCGAGACGGTGACAGAAGTAGTAAGAGCAATATTCATGCCTATACAAAAATTAGGCTCTGCCTTTGCAAGACTGTTTTCAGCGGTGATTAATTTATTCAAACCAATCGCAACACTCGTTAAAAACGCACTCAACCCACTCGTGGACGTATTAGTTCCGGTAGTTGATTTCTTTACAAACATGGTGAATTCGATTTTTCCTGCGGTGGAACTTGGAATGCTCTACGTCAAGAAAGCATTCTATTCTGTATCGGATTGGGTATCCGATACCTTCAGACCGATCATGGATTTCTTTGGAAGAACCTTCGAAGGTATTTCCGAATGGTTCAACAACAACTTCGTGATACCTTTCCAAGAAGTAGGATTATGGTTTAGAGAAAAATTTGTCAAGTTTTGGCAGGATTCCATGCAGTGGATTGAAGAATCGTTAGGACCCCTTTCGGATGCATTTACATGGATGTACAACCACGCAATCAAACCAGTTGCCGAAGGATTCCAGAAGATGAAAAATTGGATGACTGACTTTATTGATTCGTTCTCGGGTTTTGGAGATGTACTCGAACTGTTTGGAATACAGTTTTCAAAATTAGGAGTGGCATTTGATGAGTTTGGTCTTTGGGTTGACAAGAAGACCACATTCTTTGAGAATGACGAGGACAGACAAAGATTTGCAGAAAAGCAGGCTGCCATTGATGAGAAGAATAATGAAATCAAGGAAAGATCTCAAAAGTTGGCAACCAAGATGGAAGAAACCAAGAACAAGGTTCAGTCAGATCGTGCGATCAAGGAATTGGAAATTCTTGAAGCAAGGAAAAAGCGTGATAATGAACTTAATACACAGATTGGAAATGCACAGAGCCAACTTTGGAAGGCAGTAACAGGCAAGTCTCTTGATATCGTTGAGAAAAACGAACAGGCAAAAATAGATGCGCAGAATAAGGGCGGTGTTGATTTTGCCAATCCTTACATTGCACTCGGTTACAAAGCAGCCAAGGAAGACAGTTACCTAATAGGTGATCGAGGAAAAGGAAACATAAAATCCATTGAAGATCAAAATGCCAAAGATGATGCCAAAAAAGAAGCAGAAGAAAAAGCCAAAAAGGAACAACAATCCAAAAATACAGGTGCGGGAACCAATACAGGATCTTCTTCAGCCACATCTTCGAGTGCCGAGGGTGGATCTACATTAAATAGTATGATGGCACAATTGGTTGAATTAAACAAATTACAATTAAAAGCAGCGAATAGACAAATCAAAGTAACGGCTGGACTGGCTGGCGATTTGAATATTACGTAACAAGGATAGATAATGAGTTGGAAAAAGTATTTTACACCGGTTAATCCAAATAACACAGGCGGCTCAATGAGCCCAATTAGTGGAGGAGGCAGTCCCGGACCGGCACGATCTCATTACTCATCTTTTCTTCCAGACGTCTATGCAGGTAGTCCAAATCGTATTGAAAAATACATGCAGTACGACACAATGGACATGGATTCAGAAGTAAATGCAGCCTTGGATATTCTTGCTGAATTCTGTACAGGCAAGGACAAGGAGAACGCAACACCTTTTAACTTTTTCTTTAGGCAAGCACCAACTGGTGTTGAAACAAAACTGCTCAAGGAAGCATTACAAAAGTGGACCAAGGTAAATCAATTAGAACAAAGAATTTTTAGAATAGTAAGAAATACATTTAAGTACGGTGACTGTTTCTTTATTCGTGATCCGGAAACTAAGAAATTATTATATGTTGATCAAGCCAAAGTATCAAAAATAATTGTAAACGAATCAGCAGGAAAAATACCAGAACAGTATGTTGTTAGAGATATTAATTTTAACTTTAAGAATTTAATAGCAACAACACCACACGGAACTACTAACACATCACCAAGCGGTACTTCATCCTACACAAGCGGTGGAGGTTTTGGTCGTGGCATGGTTGGTAATGTTGCACAACCCCCTGGCACAAGATTTCATAATCAGCAAAACGAAATTACTGTTGATGCTGAACACATCATGCATATTTCATTATCGGAAGGACTGGACAACAACTATCCATTTGGTAATTCATTGCTCGAAAGTGTGTTTAAAGTTTACAAGCAGAAAGAATTATTGGAAGATGCTATCATCATTTATAGAATTCAGCGTGCTCCGGAAAGAAGAATATTTTATGTTGACGTGGGTAACATGCCCGCACACATGGCAATGGGATTTGTTGAAAAGGTCAAGAATGAAATCCAACAGAGACGTATTCCAAGTGCAACTGGCGGTGGAACATCAGTAATTGATGCTTCATACAATCCACTTTCAACTAACGAGGACTACTTCTTCCCACAGACTGCTGAAGGACGTGGATCAAAAGTTGAAACACTACCGGGTGGTACCAATCTTGGCGAGATTACGGATCTAAAATATTTTACTAATAAATTGTTCCGTGCTTTAAGAATTCCGGCGTCTTATTTGCCAACTTCAATTGATGAACAGCCTAACACAGTAGCAGACGGAAAAGTAGGAACAGCATACATTCAGGAACTACGCTTCAACAAATACTGCGAAAGACTACAGGCAAACATTGTTGAATCATTTGATCAAGAGTTTAAATTATGGTTAGACTCAAATGGATATAACATTGATTCAAGTCTGTTTGAATTGAAATTTAATCCACCACAAAACTTTGCAGCATACAGACAGGCAGAACTTGATGCAACAAGAGCAAACATCTATGGTGCGATACAGGGTGTTCCATTCTTGAGTAAACGTTTTGCAATGAAAAGATATCTTGGTTTATCTCAAGAAGAAATTGTTGAGAACGAAAGATTATGGAGAGAGGAAAATGCCGCAAACATTTCAGCAGCACAGGATGCTGCGGGCGAATTAAGAAGCGCGGGCATAACTCCTTCCAGCATTTCAGCAGATGCTGAAACACAATCAGCCGAAGCACCAGAAGGTATGGCAGCAGCGGCGGAACAACCTGGCGAAGAGGGAGCAGGCGAAGAAACGACCGCTCAATAATAAATACAGTATGCTTCTAAAAGAATTTTTATATTTTAACGACGAGATTAACGACTTTGCTGTTGATAAGAGATACGATAACAGCAAGGACGAATCAGTGATGGATTTAGATAATACTCGTAAAATCAGATTGACACTTCGTCAGATAAATGAACTCAGACTTCAGGCAGAAGCACACGAAGCAGAAAGACAATCTGAACTGGGGTTCATTAGACAAATGTACGGTACTCCAGTTGAAGCACAAGAATAAGCAAAAAGATATAGCATTCGTTTTAGGAAACGGTCAGAGCCGACTCAAGTTGGACTGTCCTTCGCTATTGAACATTGGAACTGTCTATGGTTGCAATGCTCAGTATAGAGAATTTGATCCTCACTACCTCGTAGCAGTTGATGTCAAGATGGTTAACGAAATAATCGATGCCGGTTATCATGCTCGAGGAACACTGTGGACCAACCCTAATAAGGGAATCAAAACCAAGAATCACGTAAATCTCTTCAATCCGCACAAGGGCTGGTCGAGCGGACCAACAGCACTATGGTTTGCGGCTTCAAACGGACACAAGGACATTTATATATTTGGGTTTGATTATCAAGGATTAAATGGAAAGTTTAATAATGTGTACGCTGACACGTTTAATTACAAAAAATCAGGCGATTCTGCAACGTTTTTTGGTAATTGGCTAAGCCAAACTGAGAAGGTTGTTAAGGAATTTAAGAACACACGTTTCTACAGAATCATAGATAATGGAGCATTTATACCGGATAAATTGGGGCCGCAGCATCCTAATTTAAAGCACATATCTTTCAAGGATTTTGAAAATACCTTTGCGGGAACCACCGTAGAAGGTAAAATGACTCAAAAAATGCCCATTTAACCCTGATTTTATAACAATAATGTAAATATATAATGAAACAGCCTTACCAATTTAAAGGAGAATACAATGGCAGATAAAACTACATTAGAACAAATGCTTGAGCATTTGGTAAACGACGAACAAGGAAAGGCAGAAGAACTTTTCCATGAATACGTTGTAACAAAATCAAGAGAAATTTACGAAAACCTAATCCAAGAAGAGATGAAGGACGACGAAGAAGTTGATGAAGCATCAAAAGACGAAGATGCAGAAGACAAAGAAGTTGACGAAGCATCTAAGGATGAGGATTCAGAAGAAGACAAAGTTGACGAAGCATCAGACGAAGACAAGGATGATGAAAAAGTTGACGAAGAGTTCGAAGAAGTAGCCGTAGAAGGCGACGACGAAGAAGGTGAAATGGACGCTATGGGCGGAGATGAAACCGACGAACTTGAAAAAGAAATTCAAGGCGATGAGGAAGGTGCAGAGGGTGAAAAAGAACCTGAAGAACTTTTCCAAGATCTTGACGCTATCGTAGACGAATTACAAGCAAAATTCGACGAAATCAAAGGCGAAGGCGACGAAGAAGGCGAAGCAGAGATGGATATGGACGCAGAAAAAGAAGAAACTTTTGCTCCTGAAGCATCTGCAGACCCAGAAGGCGACGCTGAGTTAGCAACTATGCGCGAGTATGTTGAAAAAGTAGCAGGTGGACACGGTGCTGAGAAAAAAGGCGGCGCAGAATCTGCAGACAACAAAAAGTCAGTTGTTGACAACATGAAGAATGATATGGGCGGCACAAGTGCTAACATCGCAAAAGGCGGTGAAGGCAACGAAAAGAACGATGGCGGACTAGCAGACATCAACGCAAAAGAAGATAATGCTGGTAATGTTAACGTTCCAGGCGCTAAGAAAGCAGCAGACTTGTCAGCAGTAAAAGGCGGACATGGTGCTGAAAAAGCGGGTGCTAAAGAAACAGCAGACAACAAACAATCAGTTTTCCGTGGTCGTAGATAATAGAGGATATAAAGGTTGAAAACAACACTAGCAGAACATCTGAGTTTCGATCAGGCTAAAATCGTCCTTGAGCGTGATGAAGGCGAAGGCAAAACATTACACTTGAGTGGCATCTGTATTCAGGGTGACATTCGTAATGCTAACCAGCGCATTTATTCTTCTAAGGAAATTGATAGGGCTGTCAAGACGCTCAACGAACAGATTTCTGGGGGATATTCAGTGCTTGGTGAAGTTGATCATCCTCAAGATTTACGTATAAACCTCGACCGTGTTAGCCACATGATTACAAAGATGTGGATGGACGGTCCTAACGGCTACGGAAAACTTAAGATGCTTCCAACTCCAATGGGTCAACTAGTAACGACCATGTTGGAGTCGGGAGTAAAACTAGGCGTTTCAAGCCGCGGATCAGGCGAAGTTGATCCAAGTGGTAATGTTCAAGGTTTTGAAATTATTACCGTGGATGTGGTAGCACAACCA